ATTAAGGGTGCAAGAAACGACCAGAATGAGAATAATTACTATGGTGATGTTCTTAATGCAAGGTCTCAGTATATTAAATATGCTGATGACGTAGACACAACTGCCTCTATTCTTGGAGCGGTTTGGGGTCTTGATGTTGCAGCAACTAAATCAGCTGCTACTGGCGCAGTTTCGACGCCTTACACTAAACTTCTTCTGAGTGGTACAGACGCTGATGCATGGTCTCTCTCTGGTGGTATTGATGCTGCTCCTAGTGATGGAGATCTGCAGACTTCTTACTTGAAGTTTGCTAATGACGAAGAAACTGATGTTAGTTTAATCTTTGCTGGTGCTCATAGTTCGACTGTTGGTGATTATATCATCGACAATATTACTGAAATCCGTAAAGACTGTCTAGCGTTTGTTTCCCCTGCAAAAGCCAGTGTTGTCAATAACACAGGTTCTGAAGTTACTGATATCAAAGCTGAGTTGGCAAACTACACAAGATCTTCTTTCGCTGTCATGGATAGTGGTTGGAAGTATATGTATGACCGCTACAACGATTCGTATGCGTGGGTTCCTTGTAATGCTGACACTGCTGGTTGCTGTGTAACTGCTGACCTTGAAGCTGATCCATGGTTCTCGCCTGCTGGTGTAAATCGCGGTTCTATCAAGAACGCTGTTAAGTTGGCATTCAATCCTAAGAAGTCTGACCGCGACACATTATACTCTGCTGGCGTGAACCCAATCGTTCAGTCGTCTCAGCAAGGTATTATCTTGTTCGGTGATAAGACTCTACTGGCTAGATCCAGCGCATTTAACCGCATCAATGTTCGTAGACTGTTTATCGTTATCGAGAAAGCAGTGGCGGCAGCTGCTAAGTTCCAGTTGTTTGAATTCAACGATGCCTTTACTCGTGCCCAGTTCCGTTCTCTGGTAGAACCGTTCTTGCGTGATGTACAAGGTCGTCGCGGTGTTTATGACTTCCGCGTTGTTTGTGACGAAACAAATAACACTGGACAGGTTATTGACAGCAACGAATTCCGCGCTGACATCTTTATTAAGCCAGCGAAATCAATTAACTTTATCACTTTGACATTCGTAGCGACTCGAACAGGTATCTCGTTCGAAGAGCTGGGTGCTTAATCTAGAATTATAGGAGACAGAAATGAATATTGAAGAATTTAAGGCTAGATTAGGTGCGGGTGGAGCGAGACCAAATCAGTTTCGCGTAAGCCTAGCATTCCCAAGCTATGTGCCTAATGTTGACACAAGCTATAGTCTTTTGGTAACTGGGGCGGCACTTCCAGCCTCTAACGTAAACCCTGCAATCATCCAGTATCGTGGTCGTGAGATCAAACTGGCTGGTGAAAGAATCTTTGACCCGTTCACCGTAACAATCGTGAACGACTCTGGTTTCTCACTACGCCAGCCATTCGAGCAGTGGATGAATGGTTTGAATAATCGTGAAGACAATACTGGTATCCTCACTCCAAGCGAATACCAAGCTGACGTGACTGTTGAGCATTTGGATCGCAACGATGAAGTGTTGGTTGGAGGTAAGTATACCTTGCGTAATTGCTTCCCAATCAATATGTCGGAAATCACCTTGCAGTATGCACAGAACGATATCTTTGAAGAGTTTACGGTGACCTTCCAATATACCCATTATGATGTAGTATAAATAATATAACATCTATTAGGTATAGAGGAAAATATAATGGAATTGTTTGGATTTGAAATCAATCGGAAAAAGGAGCCGAAAGCTGCACAGTCTTTCGTTGCTCCTGATTCTGATGGTGCATTGGAAGCCATCCGTGGTGGTGGTTACTATGGCACTTATTTCGATGTCGAGGGAGTTGCTAATACTGAAGAGCAACTCATCAAGCGTTATCGGGACATATCAATGTATGCCGATATCGACACTGCAATCGAAGATATTGTCAATGATAGTATCTCGAACCTTGACGACGAAAAGCCAGTAACGATTGACACAGATGGTGTCCCAGCGTCAACAGCTGTTAAGAAAGCAATCGCTGATGAATTTGAAAATGTATTATCGTTGATGGACTTCAACAATCGTGCACAAGATTACTACAGACGTTGGTACATCGATGGAAGAATTTACTTCCACAAAGTTGTCGATAAAACCAACCCAAGAAAAGGTCTACACGATGTCAGGTATATTGACCCACGCAAAATAAAGAAAGTGCGTGATGTCAAGAAGGAAAAAGATCCTAAGACTGGCGTCAGTATGGTCAAAGAGGTAAAAGAGTATTTCATTTATGACGACAAGGGTATCGCTAACAAACCTGGACAGTATAAAGCAGGAAACGCTAACGATAAATCTCTGAAGATCTCGAAGGATGCTGTTACCTACATTCCCTCGGGTCTCTTAGACCAAGATAAAAATATCCCGTTGTCATATTTACACAAAGCTATCCGTCCAGCAAATCAGCTGAGAATGATGGAGAATGCTGTTGTTGTATACCGTATTACCCGCGCTCCAGAGCGCAGAGTTTTTTATGTAGATACTGGTAATCTGCCCACAATGAAGGCAGAGCAGTATCTCAAAGATATTATGAATCGCTATCGTAACAAATTAGTTTATGATGGTGAGTCTGGAGAGATCCGTGATGATAAGAAGTTTATGTCGATGCTTGAAGACTTCTGGATGCCAAGACGCGAAGGCGGTAGAGGCACAGAGATTCAAACACTTCCAGGAGGTTCTAATCTCGGAGAAACTGGTGACGTAGATTACTTCCAACGCAAACTTTATCAAGCGTTGAATGTCCCCATCTCTAGATTAGAAGGTGCACAACAAGGTCTTAATTTCGGACGTAGTGCTGAGATTAGCAGAGATGAATTAAAGTTTACCAAGTTTATCTCAAAACTTCGTAGACGTTTTTCTGCAATGTTTGACGACTTGGTCAAGACGCAGCTGATTCTTAAAGGCATAATCACAGAAGATGATTGGCCAAGTATCCGCGATGGTCTACAATATAAGTATGCTTCCGATGCATACTACACTGAGTCTAAAGAGCAAGAGATCTTGCGTAGTCGGGTAGAAGTGTTGAATGGTCTATCTAACTATGTTGGTGAATACTTCTCTAAAGAGTATGTGCAAAAAGAAATTTTAAAAATGCGCGATGATGAAATCGACGCAATCAACAAGCAAATAGAAGGTGAGTCCTTGAAGGTCGAGCCGCAACAATATGAAGGTGGAAATGATGAGTGAAGAAAACGTAGAACGTGAAGTTGAAAATGCACGTGCAGACGCAGTTCGTAATATGATGGATCAGTGGAAAGATGGTAAACTGACAGATGCTCAGGATACATTCAATAGTATGATGAATGACCGTGCTGACGCAATGGTAGCTGATAGAAAAGCTGAGGTTGCTGGAAGCATGTTCAATCAACAAATAGAATTACCAGAACCGACTGCTGGCGATGTTGATGCTGCAGTTCCAACAGAACCAGAAACGGAAGAAGAAAATGAAACCACTACCTAAAGATTTAGTTGATGTCGTAAGCCGAGTAATGCAAGGCGCAAATCCAATCGTTAAAGAAAGTGTCGCAAAAGATGCTGCCCATATGGCAAGACTAAGAACAAACGCATACATTGGCGATGGCAGTGAAGCCACTGTTAATAAGGCACACCAAGCCAATATTAAGAAACATGGTGAAAAGGTCGCCAAAGCCATTCACACAAATGCTGATCATGAAGCAGCACATAATGCTACTAGCGTTGGATCTGCTGGGCATAAAGTACACAACGACTTTGTTAAAAATCATTTAGGCGGTCACGGTTCTGCTGGTCACAAAGATTACCATAAGCATATGGAAAAGAAGTATATGGACAGCATTTCTGAAGGTTATGTTCTAACAGAAGAAGAGGAATGTGTCAATAAGCCAGAAGCTGAAGAGCCAACTGCGAACCATGGTGCAGCAGAGGCAGGTAATGCAGGAGATAAAACTCCTCCGACACAAGGCAGTTCCGACACGACCAAATTTTACATGGCTCCAAATGCTCAAGTAATGCACGCCAAAGAAGGTAAGGGAAATGTTCTTGCTACTATGGGCGAAGGCGTTGATGCTGTTGCTGAAGTTATGTTCAAAGAATCATTAAAACGTATCCCAGTTTGGGAACTAGAACCAGTAGAGGAATAATTAAATGGCAGTCACAGTTGACACATTAAAATTGACGCAAACCCATGGCGTGGTCGCTGTCCGAGGGACTGCCGCTACTGGGACGATTGCGTTGGCTACAACTCTGAAGAAGTCTACAGAAACGCAAGCATCGCCTACTGTGAATATCAAGAACATTCAGTGGGCATTATCAAGCGGTGCTTCTGCGCAGGTAACAAGGAATTCTAAAGTATTATACGAACTTCAAGTTACAGGTCGCATGGACTTTTATGGGTTTACAGACAACGATGAGAACACATCAGATATCGCAATTGTAATTGCTGGCGG